CAACCAAGTACTTTTGCCTCCAGAATAACACATAACCGTGATTTTGACATCTATAAGAATTTCTTAGATCTTGAAACTCACAAGTTGACAGCTATCGTTCCAGAGTTTAGATTTTACAAGGTCAAAGACAAGGAATATGTGCCTTTCTATTTCCCACAGTCAGCAGAAGAAATGTCAAGATCTTCAATTCTGGAGGTTGGAACCACAAGGGCAGTGTCCGTGCAAAACTTCGATATACAATACACAGGCAAAGATCCAGCCACGGCTGAAAAAATGCTTAACTTTAATATGACCTTGTATACCGACAATATAAAAAACCTCTTTGTCGACACTCCTTTGGGATACGCTCAAACCGCAGAGCTTTTCACTATTTACAAGGACAAGACCCACCTGAAGACAAAATCGAAAACTGACAAAAGTGTTCCAGAGTCGAGCGTGAGGAAATCCCGAAGCGCCGAAATCGCGGCGTATGTGGGTTATTCTGTACCTTATAATGCAAAAGAGTTCATGACAAACGAGGAAATTAGCACGATAGAAAACTCAAAGCTGCATTTGAGGTTGACTTATATCCAGCACAACATAAATGTGGAGCAGAACGGCGCCGCAACCGTCAATATTCAGTTTGTTGGTAGGATGTTTTCAATATTGAAAGAAAACACTTATAACTTAATGGCATCGAAAGTGGAAATAACTAGATTGGCTAAGTACAGGGCGGAACTGAAAGAGAAAACAAAAAAACCAGATTCTACGCAAACAGACCGAATTCAGGAGATTAAAAGTTTAATATCAACTACAAATCGATCTCTGATCCAAGAACTCACGACAACATTAGAGACAAAAAAGCTAATGTATGATTATTCTCTGAAAGAAGAGGACATAAAGGTCTTTAATGATTATCAAAAGAGGTATAACGAATCCAGAAAAAAGAATTCAGAGATTACACCCAGCATCACCGCTGATGTATTGACATCTCTTCCTAAATCTTCAGTTGATGACCCCGATGACCCTGCTCAACTACTAGTGAACGAACATCGCGTTTCATTCTTTTACTTGGGTGATTTGATTTCTGTCGTCTCCGAAACCACAACCAAGAGGTTGCAGGACGCAAAAATAGATATAGAGAAAAGTAAATCATCTAGCAAGAAGGAGGAAATCATATCGATAGAGAAAGACATTGAAGCTTTGAAGTCTATGAAAATCTTGTTGGGTAGCGTTCTAATATCAGTTGCCGACGGCGAGTATAAATCCGTCAACCTAGCTGATATCCCAATTTCTTTAGAATTTTTTCAGAATTACTTTGTCAACAACGTGGAGAACAACTATACACAGAATTATTCCTTCGCAAAGTTCTTGAATGATTGCGCAACAAAGATCGTTCCCAATAGCCTTTCTTCCCATGGCCTAGATAACGCGAAGTTTTTACATGGAACCGTTGGGGTTAAGTCTATGGAAGTCACGGGCCCATCCCTGGGCACAACAGATCCAGAGATAGACATAATCGATTTGCCGGGCACACTAAGTAGAATACCAGCGCGCTTGAAGTCTGATGAAGTTGATTATTTCATCATGTACGGCACTCACCCGGATGACGCTAAATTATCCAGGAGAGGCTCTAGATTGCAAGATCTCAAGAATGGGATCTACCACTTTTATCTAGGTCGCAACAGGGGCGTGCTTAAGAATATAGACTTTTCGATGATGGACATAAAATACAGAAAAGAGGCCTTGATTGTATCCGCGGCATCTCTCTATGATCAATTAAAGATGCCCTACAATGCTAGCCTAGATATGATTGGGAATACCGCCTTTTTACCTGGATCAATATTCTTTATAGACCCCTCTAGTGTTGGAATGGGTAATCCTCGCGACCGTTCATCGGCAGCGTTTCAGATTGGTCTGGGGGGTTATTACCAAGCAAAATCAGTAAATATATCATATCAAGGAGGGGCGCTTACCACTAAGGTAGATGGTGTTCAAGTTTCGTGGGCAGAAGACGAGCAAGAGTTGTATCAACAGTTGGACAGTTATATATCGAACAAGAAATCCCCAGGGGTCTTATCATGACGATTTTTAAAGCAGGACTAGATCCAGGAACTACCGTCTCATACAGAGAAAGAAAAAATTATAAGGAGAACTTCCGGGTGGAGGGTTATGACTTTCTTGACACTTGGTATGAAAATCCTTATTACGGAAGATTAAATGAAAAATACGAACCAGTATATTTGCCGGAAGACGAGCAGGTTGAAAACTTACAAGATCTGAGCCCCTTGGCCCCCGAGCTGAAGACGTCCCCTTTTATGGCCCAAGCTTTCAATAATTTTGTAACTGAGTATGCACTGATTGTTCAAAATTCGAACATAGGATACCCGATTTTCCTGGATGGACTGACTCCATCCGTCGCATATACATCTTTTGATGACGTCTATAGCGATTATGTGCAATATGTTTCATCTCTCGTGGTGCCAATAATTTCGAGAGATGCTCAAAAACACAACTTTAAGACATTTACGAACAGAGCGGTTCAGATATGTTTGCAGGGTGGCGAACGCAGGCCCCTTTCCAAGTCTGGGTTCCTGATGTCCAGTTTTTGCCCAATCGGCGTTACGGGGCTGACGATAGAACTCACAAAGCTACCAAAAAATCTGGACACGAACAAATCAATGATTTTTGAGGACCCTGCGTTCAAATGTTTCTTGGATTTTTCGAGAGAACATGGTATGATAGTAGATAAGAACTTGCCGTGGAGACTTTATGCGGATCTAAATTCAGAAAAAATGCAAAGTTACATAAGGAACGTAGAATCACCAACATCAACTGAAAGTCGACCATATATGGACTACATGAACAGGTTTTATAGATCTAAGCCTGCATTTGACGACCACCACGCGATCTTTGAAACAATAACAAGGATGTTTGTGCTTTACTCGGGACAGTCAATTGCGCAAGTTCAACGAGAGGCATTATCCGATTTTGGCCACTCCCCAAGTACCCGAACAGAGGGCTTCATAGGGGAGCTATTGAGAATCAGAATGCTAGAACTTGACATTGACTTAAAGAAATATAATCTAGAAGTTCAAAAAATGCTTGACTATCACCGCGCATATAGTGTAAGATACGAAGAAAGAGGGAAAGATAAATTCCTTCCTGTTTTGGGAAGAATCCAAAAGATGGCCTCCTCTAAATACAGAGAAATGCTTGAGAATAGAAACATCAACAGCTACGAGAAAACAACACTGAAAGATTACAGATGATCCTTCAAACACTTGATATAAAAGACAATTGTTCGGGAATATTCCACAATGGCTCCTTCATGTTCGAGGACCTAGAGAAAATAATGGAGAACTGTAACGTCGCCTGGAAACACTCTCCCATGTTAAACGATGAGGAATACACATACCTGTATTTGTTGATCAAGAGTGATGAATTGGGGAGGTTCTGCTCTGATCAGGAGCTTTTCGATACCTACAGGAGCAAGATCATGGCACACCAGAAGGCGGCAATTTCAGCCAAGATAAGCTTGCAGGAGGAATGCTTCTTTGATCTCTTGCCACAGCATCAGCTTTTGAAGTGGTTTCAGCTGAAAGACGATTGCTTAAAGAACATCTCAAGTGTGAACTCAAGGGCTGAAGATTACAGCATACTTCATAAGGCGCACGTGCTTACGACTAACATTTCTTTTCAGGACGTTATTTATCAGGGGAATCGCAGGAGGGTAAATTATGATATTTTCGGATCCGCAACTGGTAGATTGACAACAAAAAGGGACTCTGTTCCTGTTTTAACTCTCAAGAAAGAACAAAGAGCAGATCTAAGGCCAACAAATGATCTCTTTGTTGAGTTAGACTTAAACGCCGCAGAGGTGAGGATGTTGATGGCCTTATCGGGTCAAGCCCAACCGGAACAGGATTTACATGAATATCTGAACGGCAGAATCTTTAACAACTGCATTTCACGTGCCAAGTTCAAAGAAAGGTTGTTTGCCTGGTTTTATAACCCTTCTTCTCAAGATACTCTGTTTAATGGTTTTTTTGATCGAAACATCTTTTCGGAGTTTTACGATTACGATGAGGAGATTTTAACCACTCCGTTTGGCAGGAGACTCAAAGTTGAGGATAGGAAGGCACAGAACTATCTGTTACAATCTACAACCTCAGATCAGGTTATAGAAAGTTGCTACAACATACAGAAGATGCTCGTAGGTACAAAATCAAGGGTAGCGTTTACCCTTCATGATTCGGTCATCATTGATATGTGTAAAGAAGATGCTAAACTCCTCAAAGATCTTAAGCAAGAATTTGAGTCAACACGGTGGGGTAATTTCAAAAGCTCTTGTAAAATTGGTAAAACTTTCGGTCACTTAAAGGATCTAGAAATATGAAAGCGATATTAGGCATAGGTACAGCTGGTAGTAATGTTGTGAGACAACTTGGAGAGCATAAGGTATACAGGCCGTACACCATATGTACTGAAAACCAGAAGACAACGAAATACCACTTCAATCTACCTGAACTAGACGGACCTGAAGAATATGAATCGATGGACATGAAAAAGCTAGAGAAATGGCTCGGAACGATCGAAAAAAGCTGTACAGTGTTTCTTTGTGGTGCATCAAATTCAGCAGGTATCACCCTGCGCGCCCTGCATTCACTACATCAGAGATCAGTAAAGATGGATATTGTATACTTTACGCCCGAAATTGAGGTCTTGTCTGAAGAGAAGATGCTAGCTGAACGCGCTACTAGGAACATTTTACAGAACTATGCAAGAAGTGGTTTGTTCGAGAAGATCTGCCTTGTATCAAACCTCGCACTGGAGGAGATAGCAGGCTCGACGAACGTTTTTGACTACTATAATCAAATAAACCATGTATTTACAAGTACTTACTACATGTTAGATGTGTTCAAAAACACGAAACCGATCACGTCTACGTTCAAGCGACCAAAGGAATCTTGTAGAATCACCACTATCGGCCTGGGATCATTAGAGAATGACGATTTAATGTTTTTTCCTTGCAATCAAGAGGTGGAGGTGGTATACTATTATGGTATCAACGAAGAAAAGTTAAAAACGGAAGAAAACTTGTTTCGAACAATTACGAACAAAGTAAAATCAAGAATTACAGATGAGACAAAGGTCTCATTCGGGATCTACCCGACACAATATGAAGCAGACTATATCTATGTAGAATACTTCTCCCCTAAGATACAAGAAGAAAACCAACAAGGAAACCAAAGTGACGATTAAAATTTTCAACCAAGAGGGCCTAGAGTTCCTTAAGACCATCGAGTCAAATTCTGTGGACCTAGTCTTAACGGACCCTCCATATATTACATCTCGAACTACTGGTATGCACAAATGGGCGGAACACGTTAAAAAACAAGATCAACCTGGTACCCCACCAGCAAAAACTGAGCAGCAATGGAACGATTATATTTCAAATCCTAAAAATGATTTGAATAAGTTTTTTGAAAGCAGCAATGTTGTGGACAGAGCAGCAGCAACTTCTAGGATGAAATCCGATTATATAAAATATGGATCTATCTATGGAAAGAAATATGCAATAACAACTGATTATGGAGACTGGGACTCTCAATTCAGTTTGGATATTTTGAATGATTTCGTATCCGAATTTTATCGCGTTTTGAAGCCTACCGGTACAGCTATTATTTTTTTCGATATTTGGAAAATCACAAACTTGAGAGATATCTTAGAAAATAACAAATTTAAGCAGCATAGATTTATAGAATGGATTAAAACAAACCCACAGCCATTGAATAGTTCTAGAAATTATTTGACAAACTGTAGAGAGATCGCTTTGATGGGTGTCAAGAAGGGGTCCCCAACTTTTAACTCTAAATATGATAATGCTGTTTATGAATTTCCACTTCAAGGCGGTAAAAATCGATTTCACCCAACTCAAAAAAGCTTGCCTCTTTTTGAAGAACTAATCAAAAAGCACTCAAATGAGGGTGATTTGGTCCTGGATCCATTTTTGGGAGCAGCCACAACGGCCGTCGCCGCAAAGAGATCCGGTCGTAGTTTTGTTGGTTGCGAGGTAGATAAAGATTTTTATGAAAAAAGTCTTGACAGAATTAACAAATCCTGATATTATTATAATATAAAAAATTGGAGGAACAATGAGTCCAGAAGAAAAGTTCGCAAAGTTGTATAAAAAAATGGCAGATCTCTGTGAAGAGAACGAATGGGGAGATCCTTTTTCGTATGCAAGAGCAAAAGAAATTTATGCCGCTTGCGCATTAGGACATACTGTCGCGGCAACGCTATCAGGCGCAGATGCCTTCAATAAAAGGGGAGAAGAGATAGAGTACAAGTCTACGATTGATAAAAAAGTGAAAGGATCTTATACGGGAATCTCAGTTCAACCAACTTGGGAAAAGCAAGTCAAATACCTGAAGGAAGAAAAGATTTTAAAGTACTCAGAACACTACTTTAATCGTTTTGAAAAAGGAGAATTGGCTGAATCTTTTAAGTTGACAGGAAAACAAGTATATGATATACTGTTACCAAAGTTAAAGAAAAGTTTTGCTACAGTCTTAAACAAGAAAGACCCCAGATTGTCAGCAAATGTTACTACATCAGAAATTAAAAAATATGGAATAAAAGTATTATGAACACAGTAAATTTAAAAAACACCCCGGTTTCGATCTTGGAAACAAAAGAGAACCAAGCAATCGCGAAATTGGTAGCAAAAGGATATCAGAACCCAAGAGAGGATATTCAACAAATTCAGAGTCTTGAGTTTGAGACTGCAAATGGAGATAAATGTCGAAAGTTTATAGTTGACTTTGTTGAACTTTCACCCAATCAGATAAAAAGATCACAAGTCAGAGATAAGGAATATGATGAAGACTATTGTAACGAACAATTAAAGCCCTTAATTGAGGCCGAGGGATTGAAATTCGTTCCCCATATAAGTGAGCAACTTAATTTAGAGACAGGTCACAATCGCTTGCCTGTTTTGATGGAAATTTACCCTGGTCAAAAGTTGTGGTTCTTGAAAGTATCAAAGCCATATGTTGAACAAAAAGACGGCTCTTATAAGCTGGCTACAAACACTGCTTTTAAAGACTTGGTGTCAAAGATTCGTTCAAACTCACCACCCCCAAACAACCCATATAACATGCAGGGCGCAGCAATACAAGTCGAGCAGCTTTATCGCGAAGATCCAACCTTTGAGGGCTTAAACCCCACAGGAAACTGGCTTGATCAGGATGAGAGTGCGTTTAATGCTGTTATGGATTGGCTACATCCCGGTCAGTTTCGAAGCAAGGGAACTAGAACAAAGATTCTAAAGATGGCTTCGAAAGGTCAGTCAATCATTCGACCAGTTGAGTTTTCTGACTGGACGCACGCAGCTACATCGATAGGTTGGCCTTCCGGAGTTAAACCCGGCAAGACTAAGCCTTCTAGGATGAGCTTCGTTGAGTGGGTAGATCCAAGTGATAATACTTGTATAACTCACGTCTCAACTAACGGCAACAAACTTAATGAAAAAGTCACGCTGGAGTTATTTGAGATGTATTTGACAAACACTTTGAGTTCAACAAAAGGTGTTAAGATTTTGATGAAAGTCAATGCGCCAAATACAAATATTTTGGCTCTCAATAAGCAAAGGAGAGATTTTGTCTCAAAAACAATCGATCCTTTAAATACGAAACTTAGAAACAAAGATTTCCCGGAAATTTTGGAGTGCTTTTGGGTCCAACAACTGAACCACCCTTCAGACTCCGGGCTTCACTTTAAGCAAAATTCTAGCGGAATTTTAGAATAAAATAATAGTTGACACAGAATAAAAAATAAGATATTATATAAACAGTTGGTCAGGATATTCGCTGACCTGCTATAGCCAAGAGTGTGCAAAAAAACAACAAACCAATAGGAGGTATTAATAATGGCACTTAATTTAGACGCAATGAAAGCGAAGTTAGATAAACTTAATGGAAAGGGAGACGGAAAGAAGAACTTCTGGCGCCCTGAAGATGGGGAAAGCAATATTCGTATTGTTTCCACAAAGGATGGTGATCCTTTCAAAGAGAAATTTTTCCACTACGGAGTTGGTGGTCAATCCTTTCTCTGCCCAAAGCGTAACTTTGGAGATGACTGCCCAACGTGCAACTTTGCCAATAAGCTTTGGAACGAAGGTACGGAGGACAGTAAGCGTCAAGCGAAGGAAATGTTCGCAAAACAAAGATTTTTCTCGCCGGTCCTAGTTCGAGGCGAAGAATCAGAGGGAATTAAAGTCTGGGGCTATGGAAAGATGGCTTACGAAAAGCTCCTTACGATCGTCCTCGATCCTGATTATGGTGATATCACAGATCCCGAGACAGGAAACGATCTCAAGTTGATGTATGGCAAACTGCCTGGTGCTAGTTTTCCTCGGACGGACATCCGTCCTCGCCCGAGAAAAACCCCTCTTTGTGACGACGCGGTAGGCGGGGATGACCGTTGCGCAGAGCTTTTGGAAACTATTCCAAACTTTGATGAAATCTTTGAACGTAAGACAACTGAAGAAGTTCAGTCCATTATGGACCAGTTCCTCTCAGGAGAATCCGGAAATTCAGAGGTAGAGAAATTTGGCGGTACCAGCGCTACAACCACCACGTCTTCGGACTCGGTGGAGAATGCATTCAACGATTTGTTGAATCAGTAGGTGAAACATGGCTAAGGTTTCTAAACTTAAGAAAGGTGCTTTAGATATTGCCTCTATCAGAGGCATTATCAACAAAAAAGCCGGTAGAGAGGTTGCACACTCACTTCAGGATAATAATCCGACAGAAGTGAACGAGTGGATACCTACTGGCTCAAAATGGCTTGATGCTATTATTTGTAAGGGCAGACACGCTGGAATCCCTGTAGGTAAAATCTCAGAGATCGCTGGCCTTCCCGGTACTGGCAAGTCATTCTTGGCTGCCCAGATTGCTGGCAACGCTCAAAAGATGGGTATCGATGTAGTATACTTTGATTCAGAGTCAGCCATCGACCCTTCTTTTATGGAGCGAGCAGGTTGTGACTTAGACAGACTTATGTATGTCCAAGCAGCATCTGTTGAGTTTGTCCTGGAGACCATCGAAGAACTGCTAGCTACTGGCAACAAATGGCTTTTCATTTGGGATTCTTTGGCTCTTACTCCCTCGATTTCTGATATTGATGGCGACTTCAATCCTCAGTCTTCTATGGCAGTAAAGCCTAGGATCCTAGCCAAGGGAATGTCTAAATTAACTATCCCTATTGCTGATGCAAATGCTACCTTTCTAGTCCTCAACCAATTGAAGACTAATCTAGGAGCAAGAACGCCAGCACAGGCTATGACTGAACCATACACGACCCCGGGTGGAAAGGCTATGATTTACGCTTATTCACTTCGTGTGTGGCTCACCGCAAGGAAAGCTAAGGCTAGTTTCATCGTTGATGACAATGGTTTCCGCATTGGATCTGAAGTGAAGGTAAAGTTGGAGAAGTCTCGCTTCGGGACCCACGGCCGAACCTGCAACTTCAAGATCCTGTGGGGAGATGATGCTGTTGGTGTCCAAGATGAAGAAAGTTGGTTCGATGCAATCCAAATCTCTGAAAGACTTGAACAGTCTGGTGCATGGTTTACGCTAATTCACAATGATGGATCTAAGGAAAAGTTCCAGCGCAAACAATGGATCACCAAACTTGAGAGTGAAAAATTCAGAGAAAGTGTCTTGACTATTATTGAAGAAGATGTTATTATGAAGTTCAAGAATAGAGAAGGCAATGCAGGCGACTTCTACGATCCGGACGAAACTCCGGCCGAAGATTAGCCACCACACAGCCCGCCTCTTCTGGCGGGCTTTTTTTATGGAGAAGAAGATGAATAGAGTAATGATCGTAGATGCGTACAACCAGTTTATTAGGGGTTATATCGTAGACCCCAGCAAGAACCCTAATGGTGACCCAATCGGTGGTATCAGGACATTTATCAATATTACAAATAAACTGACTAGAGAAATCAAGCCAGATTTGGTTGTTTTGGTTTGGGACGGTAAGGGCGGCTCCCAAAAGCGAAGAGCAATGAATAAGTCATACAAGGGAGGCCGTAAGCCACCACGTACAAACTGGGGCCAAGTCGGCATGAGTCAGGAAGAAATCACTGACAACAAGGTCTGGCAACAGATGAGGGTGATTGAGTACTTCAATAACACTCCGATTATTCAGTTCATGGAACCACACGTCGAAGCAGACGATGTTATTTCTTACATCAAAAATACTCCCATGTTTGAGGACTGGCAGAAGGTGATTGTATCAGCTGATAAAGATTTTATTCAATTGTTGGATGACAAGACAGTTTTACACAGACCTATCCAAAAAGAGTATTTGAACAAGAACGTCGTGGTGGAAAAATTTAACATTCACCCCACGAACTTCGCTTTGGCCAGAGCGATAGTAGGAGACTCCTCAGATAACCTACCAGGAGTGCCTAGAGTGGGACTTCCAACAGTCGCAAAGAAATTTCCTTTCCTAAAAGAGGAGAAGACGCACTATTTAGATAGCATTCTGGCAGAATGTGAAAAACCAGAAAATAAACAAAAAGTGTATACGAACATTTTAGAGTCAAAGGAGTTAATAGAAAACAATTATGATATTATGCAATTATCCTCGCCCATGCTTTCAATTCAAGCCAAACAAGGGATTGACGATACGTTTGAGCAGTATAAGCCACAATACAATCAAACGGAGATGAGAAAATTGATGATCAAAGATGGAGTGCTCACCGTGAGTACCCAAGACCTGGACCAGAGATTTAACAACATTATCTCTTCCTTTTCTCGGTAAAACCTGTTATACTGTATAAATAACAAAGGATAAACATGGAACAAGATACAAGCTTCTCCAAATTTGGAAAGTCTTTTCAGGAAGACCTATGTCATATGATTTTAAACGACCGACCATTCGCGGATCAAATGTTTGAAGTTTTGGACATTAATTTCTTGGAATTGAAGCACCTGAGAGTGTTTATCCGAAAGATACAGGAGTATAGAGAGAAATATGGAGTCCACCCCACATCTAATATTATGCGTTCGATCATTCGAACAGGTCTGGACAGCGAACCAGAATCGGTCAAAACCAGAATCAGAGATTACTACGCAAGAGTCTTGGCCAGCGGTGACCTACCTGACTCGGTTGATTACATCAAAGATACAGCACTTGATTTTTGCAAAAAGCAAAAATTAAAAGGTGCCCTGATAAAATCAGTCGAACTAATTAAATCATCGTCTTTTGATGAGGTATCTAAGGTTATCGATGATGCTCTCAAGTTGGGTTCTGATAATACAATGGGGTATGATTATCTTGCAGACTTTGAAGCGAGGTTTGTTAAGAAATCAAGAGACCCAGTAACGACAGGGTGGAAAGATATTGATGAAATTTCTAAAGGAGGCCTTGGTAAAGGTGAGTTGGGGGTTGTTGTTGCTCCTACTGGTGCGGGTAAATCAATGGTACTCGTACATCTTGGGGCACAGGCGGTTAAAGCCGGGAAAAATGTATTACACTACACACTGGAACTTGGTGACACTATTGTTGCTGGTCGTTATGATGCTGCTATTACTGGCGTTGAACTGAGAAATCTTACTGTTTTTAAAGAGAAGATTTACGATGAGATAAAAGAAGTACCAGGTCGTCTTATCGTCAAAGAATATCCCACACGAAGCGCTAGTATCCAAACGATTAAAAATCACCTTGAGAAGCTAAAAAGGCGAGATTTCGTCCCAGATATGATCATCGTGGACTATGGGGACCTAATCAAGCCCGAAAATAGCCGAAAAGATGAGAAAAGACACCAACTCGAAACTATTTACGAAGAGCTAAGAGGATTGGCTCAGATTTGTGAGTGTCCACTCTGGACAGCATCACAAACAAACAGGTCCGGACTGAATGCTGAAGTGATTACCATGGAATCGATTTCGGAGGCATTCAACAAATGCTTTGTAGCAGATTTTATCTTTACCGTCTCTAGAACGGTAGAGGACAAGAACAATAATACTGGTCGTATCTTCGTAGCGAAGAATAGAAACGGCCCGGATGGACTCGTGTATCCTTTGTTCATGGATACCGCTAGCGTGACCATCAAAGTCCTGTCTCAGACAGGTGAAACAGTAAATGATATAATTCAAAAATCTTCGAAGGACAGGTTAGATGCTTTGAAGGAAAAATACCAAGTATTCAAGAAAGAAGGAGGAA